CCATACAATATCTGCCAGCCTGCTCATGCATCCACCTCGTTTGTGATCGCGAGGATTTGGTTGATCTTTTCCTGCAGGCTTGTGATCTTGGCGGTCGACGATGCCTTGACCTCTTCGATCTCTGTTTTGATCGCCTCGACTGCCAACTTGGTAATCGTAGATGCGTCATAAAAGCTGATTGTCATCTCAGCCTCACCGATAGCTGTGTAACCCATATTCTCGTATCCCTCGCCAAAATTAAACCACTCCTGTGCCTCTGGCGTGTGAAGCTCGTTCATTTTGACATAATGACGACCCGTCTCGGTCAACCATACTTTTGTCTTCATTTTAAATCTCCAGTGCGTTGTTTGAATTGCGTTTTGAAAGTTTGAGCTGGCGCTCGCGTAAGGCATCGATCTCCGCCCAGAGCTTGATGTAATACGGGTCGTCGGTCGATTTGTCGCGGAAGCATTCGAGCGTCTCGTATGCGTCCTTCATAGCTGCAGCGCAGGCTTCTACGCTGTAGTTCTTGAACTTGTTGGTGAACAGCAGGTGAAGCTCGCCGTAGGTCATGATTAAGCCCTCTCTGCAATTTCGGATTCAATAGCGGCGATCATTGCTGGAGTCAGCTTGCGCTCGAGCCAGAGAGCACGACGACCGCGACGGTCGCACACCTCGAATGACGAGACGACATAGCCACGCGCATCGATGTCCGACGGTGCGCTGTAGCCTTGACCAGCCACTACGTTCAGGGCTGTTACATCGATGATGCAGGGGATGCCTGCTACGCGAGATTGAAATTGCATGGTGTTTCCTTGTAAATTCGCTGTTGAAGCGTTAATTATATATTAACTAAAACGATAATGCAAAGGGGGTTTCCCCCCTCCCGTTACCAGCCGAACCTGTCGGCGCAGATTGGGCCAATCCCACGGTCAATCGACTCCTGATTCGTAAGCTCGCGGGAGCAGATCGCGCACTGACCGAAGCGGCGACCGTAGGCGACCGCTGCAGCCTCTGGATCAGCAGCCGCTGCCAAGATATTACCTTCGGTCTGATCGTCGCACTCGCGGCTCTTGAAGAGCTTGCCGCCTGCAATCTTACCGAGGTACGTCTCGCCTGCCTTGACGTAGATCGCGCCAGCGTTGTTGCCTGTCACTGGAGCTGGTGAGAAGCGGAAGTCAGCCAGACGCAGCTTGGGGCGCTTGATGCCTGCCTCGATAGCCTTGGCGAAGGACACCTCGATCTTGCTGATGTCGATCACTGGAGCAGCCTCGATGCGTGCTGCCTTCTCTACAGCACGCTCTGCTGTGCGGATATTGTCGCGCTCGATGCAGCGACGCACGGCTGCGAGCTGGTTCTCTGTGAGCGAACCGAACTTGTTCAGTGCCTGTGCCAAAGATTGTGCGAACTCGAACTTGGAGCTATTCAGACCAATCCAAACGATTTCCTCAGCGTGCGCGACACCGAACGCATCGATCTGCGACTGGAGCTCTTCCTGCTTGCGTGCTGCGCTGTTTTGGCGCTGTACAGCAGCCTTCTCGCGGTACTGTGGGAAGGTTTTGAATTCGTGAAAGCCCTTGCCACCGCAAGAGAAGCAGTTGCCGACAACGCGACCTGTGTAACCAACGAACTTTCCGCGACCTGCGCACTTCTTGCAAGGCTCGGTGAAGAGGGTTGTGGTTTTGATAGAAGCGCCTTCCAGAGCTTCGAGGTCGTCTTTCATGTTCAAGAGTGTGTTCATTTTATTTCCTTTTAGATTCGCTGTTGGGTGGAGTCGGACTCCACTGATACGAATATTAGCACGATAAGTTAACGAATTGCAATTATTTTATCGTGCTAGGGAAAACACCTACTCTTCTTCCTCTTGCAACAGGACTTCCTGAATGTGGTCAAGTGTTGGTTGCGCAACAATAAAGTAGCAGATGGGCGTAACAGGCATGCCAGTGGCGTTTACGACGCTTACGAGCACGGACTCACCTTTCAGTAGGTTCTTATGCGCAATCGCCTCCTGACGGTTTGTGAAGCCTTGTAGCACGGTTACTTCTTTCAGTCTCATTTCATCCCCTTGAGGCATTTATCGTGGAATTCGCAGGCAGTAGGACTTTGACAGTCACAGGCTGGTTCTGCATCGGTTACTGCTACCTGCGCCTGAGCCCACGCTGCACACCATACGTCATAAGCAAAGCCTTCCGACTTTGTTCCGGTTCGCTCGTCATACCATTTTCTGAATTCATCATCACGGTTCATGTGTTCTTCTCCTTTAGTTTGGCTTCAAGTTCTCTTACTGCATAAATCAATTCTTCATTAGTCATATAGTCAAAAAATCCTTCTGCTGAAATGATCTCCTCATCGGTCAGTCCAACCCACTCCTTGCGTGGTGGTGATGTGTAGAGCTTTGTGCCAACCTTAACTTTGATGTGAGAATCAAAATAACCCTCGTAATACGTTTCGTTATGCATAATTTTTGTTACTGTCGCAACAGGCTCTTGCTCCGCAGTATCCACATACTCACCCGCCATGTGTGATGCTGTGCGGTCAAAGCCGTGGTCTTGCTCAGGCTGTGCGTCAAACTTATTGCGTGGATCAAGTCCACCATCAGAAACAATGTCGCTGTACTCTGCTTGGTCAGGATTGGATACTAGTGCTTGACCCATAAGACCGCACTTCAAAGAGTCACCTTTGCATGGTTCTTTAAATTGTTCAATCTTGGCTAACTTTATATCTGCGAGTTCAAATTTCAATTTGTAGTTACGCTCAGATAATTCATCAAGTTGTTTGCGAAAGTTATCTTCTAATTGTTTGATGTAATCTTGCTCAGTCTTAGCAGACGTAGCGATCACTTTCAAAATTCGATATTGTCGAGTGACTGCGACAATCTGACCTTGAGGGTTTTTTGTAACTACCACTTCGCCTTGCTCAGGCTTGGCTAACTCTGCTTCAAGGGCTTTAATAGCATCCACCGTATTCCATGCTGCGTACTGCATATCAGTCATCGCTTCGCTAGTGCCGCTGTACTGATGTTTAATCAACGCATCCCACTCCTTTAAAACGGTTAATGCTTGCTGTAATAATTCTTTCATGGCTTAATCCTTGTTCTGTATTGATAATATGTAGCGTCAGTCCAAACTTCTTTGCCATCAATAATGCGACCAGACTTTACCCACCAGACGTATGTACTCTTGCGCCATTTACGTTGTTTCATTTGATTCTCCTGCTTTGGCGACCTCTGCCGCTGCTCTCACGATTGCTCTGCGTGTTGCTGCGTAGGGGTCATTGCCATGAGGAAAAAACTCGCACTCGCCAACATCGCCGAAATAGGCAAATGCTGAAATGCTGTTTGTTTCGTCAAAAATATCAGTACCATGTTTGACACTTAACTTTAGCTTCACAGCCAAGCGCAAAGCTTGTGCATCATCGTTCAATGGACTCCATTCCTCCCATTGAGATACACCAGAACTGATATACATCCGTCCGCTTATTGGGGATTTATTGACCGTATACCCCGCAGCTTTAGCCGCAAGATCTAAAAGTTCTTTGTCAGTCATTTCGATTCCTTCCAAACCGCAATTACTGCAAAAATTAAAAAAGAGGCTGACAAAAATAATCCCATAGTTTCGGATAGGCGTGGCGCAACGTAGATCGCAGCCATTGCAAAAAGTCCGTCTGATTTAGTCATTTCATTTTCCTTTAATTCTGTTAATCAATTCGTTTGCCCAATAAACAATTACAAACGCTGCAACTGCCCACACAAAACCAATGCCACAAACTGCTAATGACCATAAAAGAAAAGATTCAATACTCATTTCGATTGCTCCAGTGCGTAGAGTGGAATCGTGTAACGCTCCCTCAAAATCCCGCAATCATCAACAATATCCCTAACCGAGTAATGCAATATTTCTTTCGGTGGGTAATTTACCAATTGCGCCATTGTGTCATCATTCATTTCACACCCCTTGCTCTGATTGCTGCATCTGCAATACGCTCCATTGAATCACCGTGATTCATAGCTAACGCTTTTTTAATTAAAACAAGTGACTCATCAATCATGTCATCAAATTCAAGTGGGGCTGATTTTTTAAGTATTTCCAGAGTTGCTTTTGCATCCTCCAAGGCTTCAATGTCTGCGCTGTTTACCTGCCAGAGAAAATCAATATCTGCTTTAAGATTTGTTTCAATTTTGCTTTGGCGTGGCGTAGTGGACGGAATACTATCGAATAATCTTTTACCAAGTTCGTAAAATTCTTTGTCTTTGCCTGTGCTGTTATCTTTAGCCATTGTTATTCTCCGTTGGTGTAGTGTATGTATAAAAATGGTACGCAAGTTCTCTTGCTCTATGTTTGTTAACCCCGTTACGTACAAGATTACTTACAACCATGTCCATCCAATAAATTGCATTAGTAGTTGGTGGCAATGCGTCTGCTTCACAAACTTTGCTTACGGTAATTGACATCACTCCCGATTGTTTTGGCACGGGCTGTTCCATTTCTTTAATGTATCGCTCATTTCTTTTAGCTTCTTCAACAGCATCAGCGCAGTCTTGAGTAAATTTGTCACGCTCATCCTGCCTGATTAATTCTGCAAAGCGTTCAAACGCTACAGGATGACTCGCATGACAAGCTGGAAGCCTCGCCTGTTCAGCTAATTCTTTTATACGTTCGTTCATATGTCCTCTCCGTCCATTTGTTTTAGCTGTTGCACGATGTGTAAAGCCAGAGTCATGTAGCCTTTGACCTGCTCGTCAGTCGGCTTATTATCGCTGTAATCACGCAAGTTCTCGAGCGTGTCGCATCCTGAGCACGAACCATAGCTGATCCGCACGTACCAGTACACATTAGGTTCGTATCCTGTTTCTGCAATCACGTACACAAGCGTGCCGGAATACGATCCGTGATCAATTGTTGTGATGCGCTCTGGGTCAGGAGTATGTCGTCCTTTTCCTTTTGACATCATGTCAATCACCCCACGCAAAATATCGCTGTAAGTATCAGGATGCTTTTTTCTAAAAAGCGCTTCAAGTTCGTCTTTGTGAGCGAACCATGCGTCTACGAATTCTTTAATCATATAACCTCCGCTGATTTCAGTTTGCCTGTCTCGCCGTCAATGATGGCTTTAATATTTGAATCACACTCTCCAAGACCTCGGGATACATTACCGTACATTGTGTTGAGCTTTATAAAAACATACACATCAGGCTTAGGCTCAGGCTTGATGCGATATTCTTTATCACCATAAAAACGAGGTAAATTCGGGCTGATCCAATCCTCCCAATCGCCGTTTTCATTTTTACGTTGTATCTTTTTACCTTCGGCAAAGGCAATAATTACTTCATAGTGTTTGTGTTTCATTTCAGTATCCTTATTGCCTCGACTACATCAAGTGATGATCCACGTTGTAAATGCACAAGTGCATCACTTATTTTTTCATTAAACGCTTTAACTAGCCTCATAGCACCAGCAATATATTCTTTATCAAAGTCAATTTGTTTTGAATATGCATCGGTTGTTTTCAATAAAAAATCAATGTGTGCTTGCATTTTTCTGATCAGCTCTGCCGCCTCCGCCTGCTCCTGATGCGTCATGAAATAACCGTGATCAAGGTTGCGGAGTATTTTTTGCGTCTTGTCCATGTTCATCCTTCTATCACCCATCCAGCAAACTCACCCATGCGGAAAAACAGCTTACCGTCTGGGATCATTGCTGCGTCAAATGGAATTTGTACTCCAGCCAAGCTCATCTCTTTATCTGTCACAGCGCCGAGCTGAGCACCCTGACGAATTTTCCAGTGCATGCCAAGGCGCTTCAGGACTGTAGAGAAGTACCCTGTGTGATCGCAAACCTTGTCGACCAATATGATTACCCCACCCTTTTTTAAATTCTCTCTGATCGCCTTTAAAACAGCCTCACGCTTATGCACGGGTATAAACATCATTGTCAGGAAGACGATATAAACCTGAGCTGGCGGCAGATTGTAATTACATATGTCAAATTCATTGACTGTCACGTTGTGGTTGTTCTTAAAGCGCTCCAGCATCACGTCGACCATGCTGCTGCTTTTCTCAATTGCAAGCACTTCCGCTTTGCGCTCCTCAAGCAATGGCATAAGGTTGTGGATCGTGTTGCCAGTCGATGCGCCGACGTCAACCACCATCTCGCCATCGGTCAGATAGTTGCGCACGATATAGCACACCGCATCCGTCGCCATGTCGTACCACGGCAATTGCTCGCGCACATGATCATCAAAAATTGATGCAATCTCTGTTGTCTCAAATGTCCATGACTTCATATTGGTAACCTCTTTGAAATTTCGTAAATAACTGGGATCGTTACTGTCCTGCCGCACCGCTCGTATCGTTCAGCGTCCTTAACTTCAGTGCCATCTGCGTACCACTTCGTAAAATTGTCAGGAAGCCCTTGGAGGCGCTCACACTCGAGCGGGGTTAATCGCCTAAGCCTCTCATTAACAATCACGCCATGACGATCCTGCGCGGTCAGAGTGAATGCTGGCTCGTTGTGATCCTTTACCCTGCGACCGTTCTGGCGTTTCTCTTTGCGCATAGGCGTGAGCACCGCACGCACTTGCATGACAGCACCACGACCCTGATTGTTTTGTATTCCCTTCCAGTAGTGGCCGTCGAGCGTTGGGAACACGTCCTTGACCTGCATGACTTTGCCAGTGACAAACGGCATCAGAATAGAGTTGCCTGTGTCGTATCTGGTTCGACCTCTTTCGTCGGCTTCTGTTTGATCTTGCGCTTGAACATCCTCTGGAATGCATCGTCCGAGAGGAAATACTTTGGGTCGGGGTTTTCCTCTAAGATGTCCGACAATAAATACCCTCTCCCTATTTTGCGGGACTCCAAAATTTTGGCTGTTAACAACTTCCCATTGAACGTCGTACCCCAGTTCATCAAGACTTGAGATGATGACAGCAAAGGTTCGTCCGCCGTCGTGGTTGAGGAGTCCTTTGACGTTTTCAAGGAAAACATACGGTATTCGCTTGTCTCTGAGAATCCTACAGATTTCAAAAAAGAGAGTACCTCGAGTGTCTTCCGCTGAGAATCCAGATCGCTTTCCAGCAACTGAAAAAGTCGCGCACGGGAATCCTCCACAAAGGAGGTCAGCGTCTGGGATGTCGTCTGGGGAAACAGTTCTAATGTCTCGTCCATCAGGTTGGTGTCCGAAGTTTCTTTCATATATCCTCCGTGGCTTGTCTAATATTTCGTTTGCCCACACGCACTGGTGACCCGCCTTTTCTAACCCAAGGCGAAAGCCACCGATGCCAGCAAAAAGTTCAATGAATTTCATTCAACAGACTCAAATGGTTTTTGCACAAAGAACATAGCCTGCAAGCCACAGTACAGCGGCGAGCTGTTGACCGAGCGCTGATCACCGCAGGTGCGCGTGTTCATTTCGCCAGACACCAAATTGATGCCATGCTGAGGCGCGGAGCAGATGCCGTCATCCTTGCTGTATTTCATTGGGGAATAATTGGCGCAGTCTTTGCAGAATTTCATGTCGATTCCTTGAGCCCCCGAAGGGGCAGTTGTGATTAGAGTGACTTGACCAACAGCTTGAATGATGCGGACTGCTTAGTCCACTTCGCGTACTCGGCATCGCCGTTTGCTTTGATGAACTTGGCTTTGTCGAACAGGGTTGACTCTTGCTCGATGTAGGTAGCGCGGAACAGAAGACCTGCTGCAAATGCCACGCCGTTGTCGTCGATCTCGAGATGACCGTCAGCGCCGCGCTCTTTGATCTCGTCTTTGATTGCATCAGCTTCTTTGGTGAGTTTGGAAATTTGTGCCAGCAACTCGCCGAGGCGGTCGACTTGGGCGGCTTGTACTGCTTGGATGTCGGTGACTGTATTCATGTTATTTCCTTGTGATTTCGCTGTAAGTTGTTCTGATTGGCTAACCAGAACCGTTAATATAATCTTAACGAATTCATATGTCAAACCATTTTGTGCAAATAAACCACTAGGTGTTTACCCTAATCCCTCCAAAAGCCTCTCAATAGTCACATTCAGGGCGTCGAGCTCGTCCATTTTCTTGATTGCCCACATGCGTTTCTGCCCATGCCAGCCCATCAGAGCCCCTTGGTGGCAGTCTTTACACAGCGCGACTACTGTGTACTGCCTATGCTGTTTGATGTGGTGTGCGTCGCTTGGTGCAGGCTCATCGCACACGCTGCAGGGTAGTTCCTTGACTCGAGCAACGTGTACCCGCTGCTTCGCTGTTAGCTTATTGTTCAATTTTTTTAATCTCACCGTTAGGGTAAAACAATGTGTTGTGAACGCGCGACGGATACGTCAGGATCTCGAGGCACCGTGGTCGCGTGGCAATCTTCTCAAGCTTCATGCCTTGGTATAGGCGAGCCCATCGGTCAATCTGTTCAACTTTCTTTTTGCGTGCCATGTCTGCCTCACAGTGTCAGTTTTGTATCAATTTTTGCAAATTCTTGAAAATATTTTTTTGCACCAGTTGCATATGCTTCTGCAGCTTTTTCTTTTGTTGCATGTGAACCTAAAGAAATGTGCTTTCCATTCAACATGACTGCAGCTTGCCATTTACCAGTATCTTTCCTGAAAGTTACGCCTTTGTAGCCACTTGTATTGTTTGATTTAATGCGGCTGTTACCCATGTTTTGACTTTGAGTCGCTGCACGCAAATTTTCAATTCTGTTGTTTGTTGAATTACCATCAATATGGTCAATTCTTTCTGGTAAATATTTGTGATGAAACAAAAATATTGCATGATGCATATACTTTGTTTTACCCATAACACTAAGTTTCCAATATGGTTTTCCATTGCATATGGTCAACCATCCAGCGGCTTTGCCTATAGCTTCGCCACCACGTTTTGTTGTTCTGTAAAGAACGCCATCACGATATTCAAAATTGGCTTTAATGTATTCAAGCATGTCGTACCCCATCAAGGTAGAAATCATCACGAAATGACAATGGCAGGACGGTGATGAATCGTCTTTTCCCCCGCTAAAGGTAGCCATCGCATACATTACTTTAACAGTTTATCTGTTTTACTGTCAGTATAAGTTTGCGCCTTCCACGTCTCTATCCTTGCCTGAGCTGCGATCAAGTCCCACCGCAGCTTCTCTTCGGTCTCCACCGCATCCCTGAGCCCCTCCAGCAATGCAGCGTAGTCATCGTGAGCATATGCGTCTCGCTCCTGAGCTGCAATCACTTTCTCGCCAGAGCGCTTCATCAGCAGCGCCTTGAGTGACTTGCGGTACTCCTCGATGTACACGCGATCAGCGCGAGCTCGTGCGAACTTGCCAGCGTTCTGGATGATGTAGTCAATCGCTTTATGAGGCGAATATTCCTGCTCGTTCATATTTTTAACCATGCCCATTTATATCCATTTTTTATGTTTCTGATATATGTTTGACTAACTCATTGCGTTTGTCCTTTTCATGGATCAGCGCTGCAGCCATTTCCTGTGCGAGCTCGGGTATGCAATTCAGCGAGTAGTTGCCGCTCGCAATCAACCCCTGCATGGCGAGCCCTGCGTACAGGTCGTGTAAGTCGTCGTTATTCATATGCTTCCTTTAGCCATGTCGCCATCAGCAAGGCATCAGCCCTGCCGTGGTCTTTCTGTCGTTTGAGTGATGCTGTTGGATACCAAGACCGAGCCAGATCAAGACTAGCGGTCTTGGGCAATCCAATCAGCCCGTGATACTTCTTCCACTTCTGTGGCGTCACCAACAGGAATGGGAAGCGCGTGAGCTCCGCTGTAGCCTCGATAGCGCCTGCCGCACGCATGAACTTGCCTGTGCTCGCTACGCCCTGCTTCGGCATGCTGTGGACGCTCTCAACCACGATACGAGCCGTGTCACCAGACTGCACGCATGTCTTGATGATTCGATACAACTCAATCGCTGAGATGCGCCCATTGACTGCAGGGATATCGCCGCAGCCCACGAGCTCGTTGTTGTGGTCGATAGCGCCCCATGCGCCCGAGATCGCACCGGGGTCTAGCCCGATGTAAATCATTTCTTCAGCCTGTTGCGAATGTTTTTAGCCGCTTGAGTAAGGGCTATAGTAAGGCTCGGATGAATATCTATACCTTCCATTCGGTTAAGTATCTCGTCGACAATCTTGGCGCACTCTTCGCGCTCGATGGCGATAGCGGTCTTGGTTGTATCAATCGCAACCTGCATGATCTCTGCTTGCGTAAGCGCGATCTGCGCATCAAATTCTTTCTGCGTGTACATGGTCATAACACCACGCGCAAGGAACGACTTCTGAAAATCACTCATCTTTGTACTCATATCAATCTCCAATCATTATGTTGACCACGGTTACCTCGAAACCACTGCTTGCGGACATCCTCCTCAAGCCTTTTATCTTTATGCTTGGTGTTCCAGTTTTCTAAAAACACCACCGCATCCTTCCTGTTCTTGCGCCGCAATTGAATCACATAACGGACAAGACACTGATGCCTGAACTCTTCTGACCATGTGTCCATCAGAACCCCTTGAGTGCTTGAATTGATTTGAATAGCCCGACGCGCAACTGAAAGTCGTTGAAATCCTCACCGACCCTGTCGCTCATCCAATACTTGAGACCCGTTGCTTTTGCGACACGCTCGCCAGTCAGTGACTCATCGTTGTCTGCGACCACCATGCCTCGCGAGTCTTTTGCCAAGCGCTGCAAGTTGCCAGCCGAAAAGCATACGACCACGCTCTTCTTGATCTTGCCAGCAGACAGTGCCTTCATGACTGACAAGCCTGTGGCGTATCCCTCACAATAGATCGGTGCGCCATTACCCATCGCGAAACATGCGTCGTTGGTCTTTTGACCTGTCAGGAACTTCTTAGCGCCAGCCTCGTCGATCATCTGCAACCCAACGATATCGCAACCGACACGCATCGGCACGATCAGGAATTGATTCCACACGTTACCCAGCACGTCAGTAAACCCCTTGCGCTCGAGATACGGGTGCTTCTGGAGCTCAGAACTGTCAAGGATACGCTGAGCCTTGTCCGCCGCCTTTTTGCGCCCCAGAGCGCGTTTCTTGTCCTCCTCGCTGACTCTCTGCAGTACCACCTTTGGATCAACCCTGATCTCGCTCGGGCGATCTGGTCGCCACACGCTGACATCGATCTGCGTGGCGTGGTTCTGGACGAAGCCAACGTCACCCATGTACTTGTATGCGCCGTTGCGTGAGCGCGGGTGATCGACAGTAGGCGTCCTGATCCATCTGCCAACATCAACATCATTTAATAACAAGCCATGAGCTCGTGCAAAGTCTATAAATTCCATTTATTTTCTCTTTGAGTATGCAATTGCTCTCGATTTCAACCAGCCGATTGTTGCCATAGATGGCGTGGTCGGCACTTTCTGTAAGTTGCGCGGGAATACCCCGAACTTCTCTTTATATTTCCATGCTGCCCATCCTTCCTTGTAACCCTTTGTCCGTACCATAAAAATCAATTCGCTGTAAAACTTCTGTTTGTCTGCCGTGGTTACTGCCTTGCCTTCCAACTCTACCATCTCACCCGGTTTATCAATCACCTTACTCCTCTTCTCCCGCACGAACCCACAGTGCGAACAGACGTCAGAATTACCCCAGAGGCTTCCGCAGCGCGGACACTTAGCGCCCTCCTTCTCTGCCTTGGTCGGCTCCTTTTTTGCCTTCTCGCGACCGTCGTCCAACTCGCCTGCGCCCTGCTCGTAGATCTCATCCCACTCCTCGCGGAACCGCAGGAAGTTGCCAGAATGATCTAGCCAGAGACCAAACTCCTTGGATGGATGCTGACGCATAATGCGACCCATCTGTTGAACGTGTGAGGATAGTGACTTGGAGAATGGTCGCGCGCTCACGCCAATCATGACGTCAGGAACGTCAAAACCCTTGGTCAGAATGTCCACCGCAATCAAACCGTGGATACTTGTATCGGCTTTAGCAAAATCCTCGAAAACTTCCTTTTTATATTCATCGGTGTCCAGATACGAGATTGGCACAAAGTTGTAACCAGCCTCGCTGAACTTAGATGCCAGATCCGCACCATGCGCCACAGACGCACAAAATACGATGGTCTTGCGCGGACGACCAAATACCTCATGAGTCTTCTTAATCCACTCGTTGACTACATCGCCAGTGATCTTAATGCCGCGCTCTGTTGCCTCAGCATCTGACCACTCACCAGCAACTTTCTTAGCGCCAGTCATGTCAATTTCCTTGGCGAGGAATACACGCAAAGGCACCAGCATTTTGGTATCCACCAGATCCTTAGTGGTTACCGTGTTCACGACGTTGGTGAAAACATGACCTAACCCCTTTGTAAAAGGAGTAGCAGACAATCCAATCACCTTGATCGATGGATGCATGTCGATGAATTTCTTGGTCGACTTTCTGATCTGATGGGCTTCGTCGACGATCAGGAGATCGAGCCCGGGGAAGCTCTTTCGCTTCTCCAGCGTCTGCGCCGAGCACACCTGAATATGCTCGTACGGACGATACCGCCAGTGGCTAGCCTGCAACACCCCGTGCTCGATTCCGTACGAATCAAGGCGTGTCGAGGTTTGGTTGCACAACACAATACGATCCATGACCATTGCTGAGCGCCTGCCCATGCGACGGGAGAACTCCATCAAGGCAATCGCAATCTCAGTCTTTCCCGCGCCTGTAGGTGCGTAAAGCAACTGCGATCGGTGTCCCTGTTTGATTCCCTCTCTCAGCTTGTCCAAACCTTCGACCTGATAATCTCTCAGGCGCTCATCAATGTTGAATGTCATTTTTATTTTCCTTCGTTTTCTTTTTCACTTACTGCCAGTTTCTTTTGGTAGTATGCGCACTGTTTTTTAAGCTCTCTGATCTCGACCATCATGGTGTCACGGGTCGCTTTTAATCCATCGTTCTCTGCCTGCAGGGTTTTGATCTCCTGAGCTTGACGCTCCATAATCTCCCTTGCATTCTCCATATCATCAGCCAGCACACCAGCCGCTGCTGCACGATTCGCTTTCTCGAGCTCCTCATTGAGGGTCGCAATGGTTTCGCGCATGTTGTCCGTTTCGTCGTACTCTGGCTCTTCAAATTTTGGCAATACTTTCTTTGGCTCTCGTGGTATTGGCTTGAGGGTGGAGTCCGCTGCCAGCGACTTCTTTACATCCTGCACAAGTGTGTGCGTGACGTTACAGTGACGCGCAATTTCACGCTCTGACCAACCCTTCCACTCTGGCTCGCTCAGCACCATCAGCACGGCATTACGCTTGTCTGCGTTGGTGCGTGGCTGACCGTGTGATGCATTTGCGCCACATGCAAACAACTTGGCGTCGAGCTTCGTTCCTTTTTTGATATCAATGTCAATAATGTCGCGCTTGATCGCAATGTGTGCATAGTAGCGATTGAAACCATCAGCGAGCCAATAGTCCTTGCCATCATAAAAAACCGTGACAGGAGGGAATTTGACGCCCTCCTTGAGTAGGTCTGTGTATTGCTGCACCGTTTCTTCGCTCATTTTCGCTCTGGCTTGCGTTCCGCCGTCGATTCTAATCTGATCTAGTTTCATATATATCCTTGTTGAAGCGTTAATTGTAATACGTTAATGACCGTCAATGACCGTTAATGTCCTGAATCGTCAAAATAACTCTGGACGTAGAACTTTACGCTGCACCTTTTTTTTCGTCAAGCGCTCGATCAAAATACACAGCGTTGGGCTGGGGAGCTTGCGCCCATTGACTATCAGGGATAACCATGTCCTGCTTATATTGAGCTTGTTAGCCATTTGTGTGATAGCTCCGTGAGGTTGTTTGTCAAAATATTCTTTGAGTGTCATAATGCTTCCATTGTGTTAACAAGAAACCAGATTGTACTTTTTTATTAACACATGTACAATTCATTTTCCTACAAACCTACAGAGAATCAAAATGATTGAAGAAATGACATTGAAACAATCCGATCCCGCCTATGCACCCGCATCGGCTACCAACGTGCAACGCACATGGAAGCGTGTCTGTAACTGGATACCGCCATCGCAAGACCCAGAAATTATTAAAAAATGGCTGTACCACCAGAGCATGTCTCTGTTGTCTGCCAAACAATTACAACTCAACAAGGAAGCAAAATGAAACGCAAGAAAAAATTAAATAATTTTCAAACTCTTGTTTCAAATATTTTGGATAATCTTGATTCGCTTGTGCCAAAAGGAACAACAGCAATAGAAGTAATTGGTGCTTTAGAGGTTGCAAAAATTTATGCCGCAGGTCGATTGACCACGCAAACACTTCTTCAGGACACATTAGATGATTGAGGCAGAGCACCACCAGCTTGAGTTAGAAAGAATGGAGCAACTCGAGGATGCGATTGAACGCGCCACCCACGGGTTAGCAACAGAGGATGATTGGAACATCATTCGCTTTGAATGCGGGATCGTTGGTCGACCCGTTTTACACACAACATCAATAGGTAGATAAAAATGGCACTTATAGCGAAAGGCGATACAGGCGGCAGCTTCACTCCCGTCCCAGCAGGTATGCATCTGGCACGTTGCTACAAGATCGTTGATCTTGGCAGTCAGAAGACAGAGTACATGGGTCAGACAAAAATCCAACACAAGATTATGCTTCAGTTTGAGGTGTGGTCGGAAGACGAGAATGGTAATGCCACTCTGACATCAAAGGGTGAGCCACTATCTATCAGCAAGAACTACACGCTGATCTTGTCAGAAAAGGCATCTCTGCGCAATGACTTGAAGACATGGCGTGGTCGTGACTTTACGACTGAAGAGCTGCGTGGGTTCGAGCTCAAGAATGTGCTTGGCGTATGGGCGATGTTGTCAGTCAGCCGCGACGCTGGTCGCGATGGCAAGGAGTACACCAACATTCAGGCGATTATGCCTGTCCCAGTAAACGTCAAAAAGGCTGGTCTTCCTGACCCGCACAACACGCCAGCGATGTACTCCATCGATGAGCATGACGACGCAATCTTTGAGACCTTGTCCGACTACGTCAAGAAGAAGATCATGGCAAGCCCTGAGTTTCAATCCCGCAATCCACACGTCCAGCCTGCAGCCGCAGAGAATGACGACGACGATATACCTTTTAATTAGAACGGGTCTATAATGGTTGTACGCCAAGCACACGGAGTACAGCATGATTCGTTCTAAAAATTGTTTTAAGTGCAATGCCGTCAAGCCATTATCAGAATTTTATAAACACTCTGGCATGGCTGACGGTCATGTAAACAAATGCAAGTCCTGCAACAAAAAGGATGTCAATGAAAACAGATTAAAGAACATTGATTATTACCGTGAGTACGACAGGGAAAGGGCAAAAAACTACATTCGTCAACAGGCATCTTCTGAAATATCTAAAGCATGGAGACAGGTTGACAAACGCAGAGATTTTTGTCATAACGCAGTTTCAAGAGCAATCAAGTCTGGTCAATTGGTTCGACAACCTTGTCTGCGATGCGGTAACGAAAAAAGCCTAGCACATCACGAAGATTACGATAAACCGTTGGATGTTATGTGGCTGTGTCAGCCATGTCACAAACAAAGACACAAGGAAATTAAATGATTATTTATTTGGACATTGAAACAATTCCCGCGCAAGACTCCAAAGCAATTGCCTCACTGAAGTCTGATGCCGACAAAGAAAAGCTGACGATCAAAGCGCCAGCCAACTATAAGGATCAGGCAAAGATCGACGAGTATATTGCAGCCAAGCGCGTGGAGATCGATGCGTCGTTCGACGAGCGCTATCGCAAGACATCGTTCGATGGCGCGTTGGGTCAGATCGTTGTGGCATCCTACGCCATTGACGACAACGAGCCTGTGGTGATTTATTTTAATAATTGGAAAAGCACTGAGGACGAGATTATTGCAGCGCTTTATAGGGATTTAGCATCAGCCTACAAACCAAATAGCCAGACTAGACCTATATTTGTTGGTCATAATATATTGAATTTTGACCTGCGCTTTATTCTGCAACGCTCAATCATTCTTGGTATCAAACCTCCAATGTTTATTCCATTCAAAGCTAAACCTTGGGATGATGTGGTGTTTGACACCATGACTGCTTGGGCTGGCACAGGCAATCGCGTCAGCATGGCTAAGCTGTGCGAGGTCTTTGGAATCGATGCCAAGGGCTCAGAGGTCGACGGTGACATCGATGGCAGCAAAGTCTGGGATTATGTGCAGGCTGGGCGCATTGATGATGTGGCGACCTATTGTGCAGGTGATGTCGAGAGAACCCGTAAAATCTACAAACGCATCAACTTTTTAGAATAGGAATCAGCATGCTTACAAACGATCACATCAAGGCGATCTTTCTTGAGTGCAACAACAAAGACCCAGATGGCATGTACGCCGACGACGTTGACGTCATGGAATTTGGACGTAAACTTGAAAAATATGCTCGTCAGGAAGCGACCTATGACGAGCGTGATGCGTGCGTCAAGTTCGTGCGCTCTTTGAATACTGAGGTCGCCAAAGCCCTTGAGGAGTGGCGCATATGGACGGACAGGAGTCAATAGAGATGGAGCTGGACTGGGAAACCATCGACATGCAAGCTAAGCGCTTTGACGAGGGCGACCACAGCGTCCTATGTCTTCGCGCAAAGATGCTCGAGCTGGCTTATCAGGACGGCTACAACCAGTGCTTGCAGGACAATGAGACAGCAACACAGAACTTCATGCTCATGATGTCCCAGCCTGCAGGTCACGCATAAAAAAAGCCCCCCGATTATGGGGGGCGAAAAGACCCTGAACTAGGTCTCAAGGATTTAATTCATCCAAGGCGTGCTTGTCTTGGATCGCATCAGTTGCATAAATAAGCTCAGTGGCGATTGTGATTCACCCTTGGCTTTGTTTGCTGCCAATTCTTTTGTCAGCTCATCAGCTTGTCTCTTCGCTTCAGGAACTGCCATCATCAGAGCACCAGCCGTTGGCGCACCAGCCATAGGAAGCATGCCAACCAAGCCACCAGTGCCAGTTATTCCATGTGAAGCAGCATCGCCGTAGTTTTTCTTCATGTAGGCGTCATAGGCATCCATCCCTTCCAAGCCTGCTAGACCGCCACCAAGGACTGTGCCAGCCGCCCGTAATGGACGCATGACCGCTGAGTTCAACGCTTTATTTTTGGCATCGATCATTGCCTGCTGTACTGATTCGACTGTGTGACCAAATTTCTCACCCAGCGTGCCGCGAGTTGACAGATCGGTTGACAATGCCTTGTTTGCTCCGCGCTCTGCCGTAGCCGCACCACTTCTGGCAGATTGATTCTCACGCAGGACTCGCTCTGCCTCATTAAATTGCAGGCGTCGAGCCATATCCTCTGCCGCACGCCTTTGCATCTCGAGCTCGAGCGCATGACGCTCTGCAGGTGACATTGCTGCTGCCATCTGCTGCTGAGGTGTCTGAGCTGCGTTGACAGCGTTCAAGTCCTTCTTTTCGAGCAAAACGCGACCTGTGGCTGTCGGCTGGTGTTCGCCTGCCTCAAGCATCATCTGAACATATCCACGACCCAGCCCGTACTCTTGAGCCAGACGATCAACCATTTTCATTTTGTCGCCCTGCGACAGGCTGCGGTAATGCGCAGACTCGTGCTGAGAGATTTCACGCGCAGCGGAGTTGCCAGTCGGATTGTTGTTCATCTCGTGATAATCAACTGTGACCGCAGGCGGTGTCGTGGGAGTTGGTGCAACGGTTGTTGCAGGGAGCTCTGGAGCTTTCTTGCCACCACCCAAGGTGACAAACTGTGTCAGTGCAGTCTGCTCAGCCAAACGAGCCTGCTCGAGCGCTCTCTGCGCTGCCTGCTGCTGAGTTCTGAGAGCATCAGTACCGATCTGTGCCTGACCAGCTTCAGACTTCCAGTTGTTCAATAGATCACGCATCTCTAAGCGACGCATCTCTGCCGTCTGCCCAGCAGGTGAGCTCAGCTCCCAGCTTGAGAGTGGTCGACCAATGCTCCCAGTGTTGGGGGCGGACTCTTTGATGCGCTGACTATTTGAAAATAAATTTGTAGCGGCATTCTTGGCAGCACCAGCTCCGACCAGAGCAGCACCTGTGCCAGCGCCTGCAGCCGCACCGATCATCTCGTCAGTAGTATCGTGCTCGGTTTGCTGATAAGGCACAGGAGCGGGTTTGAATTGCTTCTCCCACAGCATCTTGGCTGCGAGGGGGGCTTCCTCACCGGGGTGTCCCGTCAACCCTTCCGAAAATTGATTCTTATCAAATATCGTTTGCAGCGCGACGCTCGGATCGATGTTGTACTTACGCGCATCAGCCGCCACGCTTTTTGCAACAGCGATTTGCTCTGGGGTTAATTTGGAAAAATCAATGTCAGCCATTACTCTCCCCCAATCTGGTTAAGCCTGTCTTCCAAAGAATCTTTCTTCGGAGCTGCGGTGGCTGGTTTATTTGATGATGTCGCTTTCAACAATTTTGATGTTGCATCACGCATTTCATCAAACCTATCGGTGTATGTCTTTTTGACCCTGATATAGTCATCAGACCTCAAGAACTTGTCGTATGAACCATTGGGGTGGACTGCACGATAGTCAGACCATGCTTGATGCAGATCGATGTCACGCTGGGCGCGAGTCTTGAGCGCATCAGCCTTGAGCATAATTGCGTCAACAGAATCCGAAGGCAGACCGCCCATGATCGCAACCAGACGACGTTCCGAGTCAGAGACAGCGCCCTGACCTTTGAAGTCGATGCGCGAGAACAGCAGGTTGATCTGCCCAGCGTTGTTTGCATACAACGTAATGGCATCCAAGTCTTTTGGATCGCGCACACCTTTGACGTATTGAGCAATACGATCAGGCGTCAGCTCAACACCCTTAGCGCGAGCTTCTGTCGCTGCAGCCAGCAATGCCGAAGACAGCGATGGGTCGTTCAAATAACCAAACGCAGTGGGTCGTGATTGAACCAGAGATATTTGATTATCCGCCAAGCGCACGATGTCCTGCGCAGCTTCATTTGCTTCGCGCATTCCACCGACAGTCTTGACATCTGCTTCGCCCAGCCCTTTATTGAACGATGCTTCTTGAGCAATATCCGCTTCAGCCCTGAGCTGTTCTTTTTTCAGAGCAGCTTCTTGCTGCGCCTTTGGAGACAATGGGAAGCCAGTAGCTGTCGCGGCAGGAGCTGATGTAGCCTGCCCAGTCGCCGCTGCTGGTCTCGGAATCCAATGCACTGGATCGCCTTTTGGATCAGGACGATAGTAGCCACGAGATTCCATGTAGCTTGGTGGAACACTTTGTGGCACGTCAATAGCGCCTTCGTGGTAAACCTCTTTACCCTCAACAAGCGGAGCAGGTTTGAAAATATTCTTTTCGCCAGCAGCTTCGCGCTTGATTAAGTCTTCCTGTTGAGCGCGTGTACGCTCAAGCGACAATTGCTCTGGCTTAAAGCCGAAGTCAGTCATCAATTGTTTTGCCACTTCAGGGATTGACAGAGCACCTGTTTGAGCTGGTGCGCCAGCAGGTCTTTGAGGCGCAGCACCGCCAGTAGGAGCACCGCCAGCATATGGATAAGCTCTCATCCCAGTTTCAAAGAATGTTCTCACTTGAGCGTCGGTCAGCTTGCCTTGCTCGAGACCAATCGTAATCATGTTCTTTTGCGTCTCAAGCATTGTCTTGATTTGCTCGTATGCTTTAGTACCCGGTTGCGCCTGCATCTGCGCCTGCGCGAGACGCTGCATCAGTGCTGGGTTGCCGATAGCACCCATTGGCGATGACATGGCTTGGGTAATGTCATTTTGATTCATTCCACTAACAGCCTGTGCAAGCGCCTGTTGTGATTTTGACTCTAGCGCCATCTGATATTTTTGACCTGCCAACTGCGCACGCATTTGCGCGATAGGAAGAGCTTCTTGCTGTTCGCGTTCTTTCTCTTTCCCCATTACCTCGTTGACATTGCCCAGCGATTCTCCAAAACTTCCTGTGCGGGTTGGCTTTAAAAATCCAGCAGCAATGTTCCACAGGTTTGTTTGTGGATTAGAACGGTTTTCAAGCGCCTTCAATGACTGGTTGAGAGCTTCTTGATATTGAGCATACTCAGGAGTGCCGACATCCGTTCCCGCACCGGGTGAAAGCGGAGCAACTTTTGGAATTATATCTGCCATGATTTATGCCTTAACCGTAATTGTTAGCTGCTGTGAAATTCACGCCTGCATTTGCATCATATGGAGAAAGCGCATTCGTGCCGTTCGTGGTGATCGTATTGGCGTAATTTGGATTGTAGCCAGCCGCTGAGTAATCTGTCTTACCCAAGCTGCTCAGCCAGTCGCTAATACCCTTCACTGCAGAAGTTCCGCCGACGCCTGATGAAAATAATCCACCAATGCTTGATAGCGTACCCAGACCTGTTGCCAAAGGTGAATTGGCGTAAGCACCGGGGATTGGGCCGCTATAAGTGCTCGTCACACCTGTCGGTACATTCACTCCCTGCATCAATCCTGCTTGCGCCTGAGCCATCTGCAATGGGAATAGCTGCTCAGCCTGCTTAATCTGCTGCTGCTGCGTTCCTAGCGTGTTCAGGGCATTCACATCGCCTAATCCCAACGCTTGCGTTGTAGAGGCTAATTGACCACCAATCTGGGCAGACTGGTTCAGGTTTTGCTGACCCATCGATGCGAGGTTACCCGCCGTCTGACCGAGCTGACCTTGTAAAACAGCCTGATCCTGCGCCTGCTGCATGGCGTTCTGATAACCAGTGTTGAGCGCGTTGGTCTGCGCTGCTGTGGTTTGCTGACCATACTGACCTAAAGTGTTTGCCAGTGCGGAAGCACCACGGGACGATCCGAACTGACCAGAACCAACAAGCCCAGCGGTTGTTTGAGGCGCGACGTTTTGCATGATGTTCTGTTGAGCCAGATCGCCGATCTGACCAACCACATCATGGATATATGGCGACATATACTTATCAACAGTGTTGTAAGTAGGATTCGCAGCGGACGTGAGGTACGGATTCGCAGCCGCCAATGGATTGGTGGAGTTGATCGACTGACCAAGCGCACCCGTTGCTGTATCGAGCGTTGGCTGGTAGTTGCCGACGTTCTGCTGGGCAAGGTCATACGATTGTTGTTGCATAGGCTGAATGCCAACAAATTGCGCGTTCTGCGCGGCATTCTGCCCTTGTGTGGCAACATTCTGCAAGTAGTCTGTATACCAACTAGGCGCAGTCGTGTTCTGCGTCTGGGTGGTAGTGATATCGGGTAAAGCGCCGCCTTGTGTCAGTGACATGATTATTTCCTTAAATTATTTGCTTTGCGCAAATTGTCTTTCGCATGAATAACCTGCAAGTTAAACGGCACATGCAATCCAGATACTGTCCTTCCTTGCAATGGAACAATATGATCAACGTGGTAATCCATGCCAATCGACCTCAACGCAGCGCAATACTCGTAAGTAAAATCAATTTCTGCTTTTTGTGTAGCATCCAACCATACTGGCGTGCGCATCAATTTTGATGCACGACGTTTGGCAACATCAGCATGTCGTTTTTCTGGATTTTCTTTTTTCCAACGCTTGGAATGAAAATTATTGGTTTTTAAATTGTATTCTTTGCGATATTCTGCCAATTTATCTTGATTGTTTTGATAATATTTTTGTCCAGTTTTTTGACGACTAATACAACCTACTTCAGTTTTTAACCATTTTTTTTGGATATGCCGATACTTTAAACCATGTGCATATTTTTCATCAGCGGTCATTGAATCACGTTTATTTTGTGCTTTAGTGCGGTTGCATTTAACACAGGAACGATCTGAAACTAGTCTTTCACAGATATGACCTTTACTACAAGGTCTACCTGTAATGTAATGAACAAAACCGTTTAGTTTTGCTGCAGCAAGTTTTTCACATTTTTTCATTTGTCCCTCTGAATATATTTTTCAGCATCTTTCATATATTGTAATGGGGACTTTGCCTTGGGTGGTATATCACTTAAAGGTGCAGATCTTTTATGTGCTCTAATTGCCTGACGCATACCATCCAAAACTTTAGCGCCTGAATCAGAATCTCCGTTTCCAAGCGCAGAAACAATATCAGAATCCCACACATATTCTCCCGAAGCGAGCATCGCTGGGATTAAATCAGCCTGCCCATCACCACGTCCCTTGACATAATGACCAGTTGCGCCAGTAATAAATTCAGGAACATGTTCTTGACCCCCATCCATAAATGAGCCCAACACGCTGCCGCCATTTGCAAATGCTCGCATCGGTGCTTCGATGGATGTCGGTTGCGTAGTTTGTGCAGGCGATCCATAAGTGAAGTAGCTTTGCGTTGGCGCTTGAGGCTGGACGGGTTGTTGTTGACCACCACCAAGGTTTGATGGGATCAGACCAGACTGCGCCAATTGATTGGCGAGATATGGGTCGAGACTTTGATAAAGCTTGGCTAATTCTGGGTTTTGCATAATTGGCTTTTGCGAAACGACATCTTGTTTGATTTCAGTGGGGTGGAGAAACGTGTTCCACGGCCCGTTCTGGCTCACCGCTGTCGTGTTATTTGTTGTATTTCCCTGACCACTTCCACCTTGACCACCGCCTTGACCGCCTGCACTATTTACAAGTTGATTGGCAAGACCGAGTCCAGACAATCCCAATTTTGCGTACTGAAGCGCTTGTGCTGCGGTTAATGCGCCAGCTCCGCCTGCACCAGAGGCTAAGCCACCGATTTGTGCCATATTAGCTGGCAATGCGGCTTCCTGCGCCGCAATCATGGCAGGTGTTAATCCTTCTGTAAGAGAGCCTGTGCCAAGACCAGCAACGCTACCTGTTAAAGGTGACATCGTGATGCTATCGCCAAGCGCAACAGGAAAGGCTTCTGCACCTGCGCCAGCTCCTGCAAGCTCTGGTGCTAATGCAGCGCCACCTGCCATAGCAAGTGCTGACAAGCCAAAATTACGGAATAAAGGGTCTTGAAAAATGCCCGGTGACGGAGCATTCATTTTAATAAGACCAGCTAATTGTTGTGCTACCGCTCCGCGTCCTTGATCTTGTGTTGAATAAACAGGAGATTCACCTGCTTGGGTGTCCGCAGTAGGGTTAAATAATAAATTACCATTCTCATCTGTGGCTTGATATAGGGAGTGCTTGTTAATTGCACCTGAGCTTGGCGTCCCATCTGGGTTTACAAAATTCAATCCAGCCGTAGACATTACATTATTGTCGTTTGCTAAGTACCCAATAAGTTGCCCATTTTTGTCATAATACTCGGTAGGCATACCTTCATAATTAGGTGCAGAACTAAAAGCCACTTGACTCATATCAAGTTTGCTCTGTGTTGGGCCTTTTGTCGTTGTCTGTTGCGCGTAAGGCTGTTGATCTGAACCTGAATATTCGCTCATATTATTAACCTATGCTCATAATGCCGACGAGCTGTTGAGCCCAGTCCTGCCAATTATCAAAACTGCTTGCATCAGGGACGCCAGAGTTTCCAAAGTAACCTATGCCTGCTACACCGTTGACCCAGTCGCGCCAGTTCTCTTCATCCACTGTGCCGAGTTGCTGACCAGCAAACAGCTCAGCCATGAGAGCACAATATTGATCCCACTCCATTTCGCGAGGATCATAGGTGACCATTATGGGTTTCCTGTTCCGCGCATATCGCCAACCTCAGCAGAGATCAGAATGTTTCCAGTCTCATAATTGCCGTTGACAACATTTGACTCAAACCTGATGCGCATCTCTCGACGTTGCTCTCGCATGTCAATTTTAAGTGTATTGGGGCTAAAAACATACGGGTCTGACGTGACATCCTGATCGTTTGCGTAACCCTTACCAGTGATGTAGCAATTCATATCGCCACTCTGAACGAAGTCAGGCTCGATGCGCTCAATGCGAATCCAGTTGTTGTTGCCTTGAATGGTTTGCGTGAACTGGTTCGGGCCACCCGTAACCCAGCCCAAGTTATTCGTTTCAAAATAACTCTGGATCGCAGTCTGCTGCGCCAAGTTGACACGGTTTGTTCCCGTCTCATGTTGCCACAGAATTGTCTTGCTCGACGAATCAAGTTCATTGCCAGCCCAGATAGGGAAGCGAAACACTTCAGAGAATGTGCCAGCCGAGCGTCGAGCTCCAAGCCCCTCACCGACGTCATACCAAACTTTGTCGCGCACGTTGTAGATAATGGCGTCATTACATTCGGTCGCATCACCTCTTGGGTAGAACCACCATATCTCGCCCCAGCGTGGCACTTTTGATACCCATACTTTTTGACGCTGAGCATAGTTCAGGTTGTCAAAAAAGTGGTTCATGCACATCTCATTCTTGAGCTCTTGCACAACGCCGTTGTACATCAAGAAGCGATCTACGCCGCACCAATAATAGATGCCGTCATATTCGATAATCGAGTTTGCAGAGAGCAGCGATGACTGGCAGCTAATAAGGTCGTACTTCCAATATGTCGTGCTTGTACCTACTGTTGTTGGTGCGTAGGAAACCCGAACGAGACTGTCCAGTGACCAGAACAAGCCTGAAGGAGAAGTAGTGCCGCCGCGAATAGGCATGCCCTTAACAATCTTGCTAGTGGCGACGTTGTTGGCGTTTGCATCTGCTGCCACCCAATTTTGAAAGTTCCCTGCAGATGAGTTCTGGATCAGTCCATTATTGCCATACACGAAAAGGTATGGATAGATGATGCAGCATCCACCAGAGACGTTGATCTGGTTGTCAAATGTAAGCGTCTGTGTGCCTGTAGTGCCTGTATAAGCAAGCGTCAATGTGATGTTTGTGTTGCCGCCAGTCACAACAGCAGTGGCGACTTTAGTATTCGCAGGGATGCCTGTTCCAGTGACGAGCTGACCGGGGTATACCAGCGAGTTGACTCCAGTAATTACACCCGCCGTAGAGCCGTTTGTGAGCGCGACAGCAGCCGTAAATTTACCAACCTCAGACATCGCACCACCGGGAAATGTCCCGTACAGCACAGGCGTGTTCACTGTGTTGTCGATGTTGGATAAATTGAGACCGGGGTGCGCAACAATCGTATCCGCTCCACCGTTGGAGTTGTAACCGATGTCGAATTGCCACAGGTTGTTTGCGTCTGTGGTGAAGCCTGATGTCATCGTGATTGGGTATGGGCCGCTCCCCACGCCGTCATCATTATCCGTAATCCAATACTGCATCCCAGCGTTGTAGCCAGAATACACATACGACAAGCCATTCAGCGAGCTGAGCGTCATGCCACGCGAGATGTTTGTGGCGTTCTGGAATATGCCTTTGTAGCCACCAATTTTACGAGGGCGACCACGCTGAAAGCGCATCCACGATCCATCAACAAAGCATGGCGCGTCGAAAAGCGTACCGTCGCGCTGGATACCAGCAGCGATCTTGAGCGAGATTACTTTTGCGCTCAAAATGTACCTCCACTGATTCCTGCGGGTACGGCAAGACCAGTTGACGATAATGTCATGGCGTTGCTACCAGAAAGTGAAAATGCAACTTGACCTGTGGCTGGGTGATACATACCTGTGTTTGTATCGCCAGTGAAGTTCAGTGGTGGCGCTGCAGCCGATCCAGATGCGAGCGTCAAATTACTTACCAGCGATCCGCCAGCGGCTGAGCTTGAGTTGTAGACGTTTGTTCCATCGCACACAACAGTCAGCGTCTGACCTTGCGGGACAATTACAGTCGACGCACCGACAGATGATGTTTTAAATGTCAGCGAGTATGAACCAGTCGTCTGGTTGTTCAGGTAATAAATTTGAACTGTTGACGGCAGTACGATAATCACGTTACCTGTCAGCGCACCAAAATATTCCTGCACGACGTTGGCATACTCGACCGCTGAGAGCGTGTATGTGCCTGTCGCGATTGTCTTGGCTAGTTGGGTATAGGCAAACGTGTTTGAACGCCCATACGCGAACGTGGAGTACCCGTTGACGCCATTGGATACGATCACCAGCGATTCGGTCAACTGAAGCTGCTGCGTAGCGTTTCCATCAATCGTATCTGTTCCGCTCGGAGTCAGCGTGACAATGCCCGATCCGCCATTGCGAACCATGACAAACCAACCATTGCCAACAACAGCAGATGATGGCAGCGTAACGACACCAACACCAGACGACCAAACCAAAAATTGCGCACGATATGTGGCGTTGAGAGTAATGTTTGAGTACAACGCGCTCTCAGCATATGTCTGGTTGAGCGTCGTGTTGATCGCCGTTAGACCATATCCTGCCAAGGTTGCGGAGTTTGCCGACGAAGTACCTGCACCAAACGTGACAGTAGACCAAATACCTGCATTTGTAGAGTTGTCCGTTAAATAAATGTATTGAGCAATACCAGAGGCAATCGATACGATTGTTCCGCCAGTGGCATTGGTGACTGTGAATGTGTTCGAGCCGATATTGCGAATCAGCACACTTTGACCAGTCGATACCTGAAGCGCAGATGGCATGATCAGGTTCAGGCTGGTGGTGGTCGCAGTGACTTCGATGATGGAGGCGACGACGCTTGAGGTGTTGCCGTTGACGGGCCACTGCAGCGTCGTGCTCGCCGATAACGTCAGCGACTCATACCCAACCTGCGATGGCGAGAGCGTCTGACCTGTAAATGGATTGACGTAAGTTGTCATAATTTCCTCTTAACTATCCACAGCCACGGCTGAGCGGTCGCCCACGCGAGTCACGTCCTCAGCCTTGAGCGCCTGCATCGCCATGTCGTATTTCTGCTGGAAAATCTGCCGCGCATCATCTTTCAGGTAGATCACCGCTTGAAGAAGTGTTCCAAAAAGCATCGCGTTTGGAGCATTATTTGTGATCCAATTTGTTTGATTTTCTGAAGACAAGGGTTGAAGACGTTCATAATAAAGTACCTCAAAGGTGTACGCTTGATCGGGCGTGGGAGAGACTATCCAGTGATCGTAGTCATAATCGCCGTAATACAATGGCAACCCTGTCGCGCCTGAGCTGTTGTAAAACTCAAGATATTCGTACTTGCGCAAAAAAAGCGGGGTCTTCACGCCGCTTGCAGTTACATTCATCGACACCGTCTTGCGCCAGCGAGCAGGCTTTTGCAGGATCGGATTGCTTGGGCTCATTGTCGCTGTAACGACTTGAATCTGTCCGAGCGTTTTGATCTGCTGGGCGATCTCAAACTCAGCGAGGGTAATAAATGTGGGGATTTGGTCGACAACAGACGCATCACTACGTTCGAGATACTGCTCGACCGACGTGATCAAATTGTCATAGGTGAGGGTGAATGATGTCGTCATGTTTGCGATTCCAAAAAAGGCGGATTCCGTTTGTTACAAACAGACACCATCCAATTTTACCCCTTATCCTTGTTTATTGAAATAGTCAATTAGCTTTTGATATTTCAGCTTTCGGTCGTCAATCCCGTTTAATCCGCCATTAATCCTGCGGGTCATGCCTTCTACATCACTGGCATCTGCCAGCGCATTTAACCGATGAGTAGACCAAAACCAACCAGCAGATAGAGCAGCAACATCGGGGGACTCAACAATCTCAGGATGAGATACAGTGTCAAGCCCACAAGCATTACCAAATGCAGTGTAATTATCCTTGCCCGTGAGTTGAATAAGACCTCTCCCACGGTATTTAAAACCTTCTCCCGAAGCTTCATCGCCATTTCCATTTTTATCACAGTATGCTCTGTTCGCAATTTTTTCTGGCTTCATTGCGTAAGCTTGCGCTAGTTCAATCGTAAAGCGTTTGGGCCAAAAACGTAACAACATATCTGCGCGGTAATTCAGGCTCTCAACTACAAGCTTAAGACCGCCTGACTCATGCCCAATTTGAGACAAGAATCCAGCAATACGCTCAGGCGTGTTGATTTCAAATTTCTCGCATGTGACGTTCAATGCATCAACCCACTTGTCTGCCGTAGCTGCATCGCATACATGCCCATCGATCAATAACTCTTTACTTATTAGCATTGTCTTTTCCAATCTTGATTCCAGCTATTGTTCCAACGAAAGCACCAATAATCGTATTAAATGCTGGTGTAATCATTTTAAATATTTCAGCATTGTCTACAATCGGATCAAACAAACCAGCCAAAACAACACCAACTGTAGCAACAACAACAACAGAAAGCGTAATGCAACACACCATTGTTATACGATCACCTACATTCATTTTGTTGCAACTCCTTTGATTTTATCCAGAGAGCGCAATCCACCCATGCCTAACATCCCCAGCAAGACTTGCATGGTCAAAGTAGTATCAATGGCAGGGAATGCGCCTGTATAGCCTACAAGGGTCGCTATGAGGCGTGCAATGGGCTCTATGATGCTGACATATGCCAGACCTAAACCGCACACCCAGCCAGCAAATGGACGCCAGCCTGCCACAAATATGGAGTCGGATGCCGCTTCGACCTTATTGATGTCCATCTGCCCAGTAATTGCGGCGAGGTCACCATCCTGTTGCATTTTGAGTAATGCGAGCTGTGCTGCATCTCGTTGTGCGGGGTCAGGAAAAATACGAGTGATTATCGTATTGCCGATGTCTAACAGTGCGCTTACTGGGTCGAGTGCCATTATCTGTCTGCCTTGTTGTCGAGCTTGTCATAGACCTTGTCTATAAGCTGCTCGATTCTGTCAAACCTCGTATTGATCTCTGACTTCAGTGTTGCAAGATCAGATTTTTTTACATAGTTATCAGAAATAGATAGCTCAAGCCTGCACTGATCAGCTTGCAATGTTTTGACAGCATCCCACATCTGTCGGGCAAACCATCCGAGTACACTTAAAAGTGCTCCCAGCCCTAAATTTATGACATGCTGCCAGTCCATATTCACCTCAGAAGTTTTTCAATGTTTTTGCAAGGCGAGCGCGTTTCCCTTCGACATCGGGCTTCTTTGCTGCTGCGTTTAATTTCTTTGCAGGAATCTTTTTGCCCTCTGGGACGCCAAGTTCACGATGTAAAGCCCCTTTGTGTTTTATTGCACCAGCAATCCAATTTTTATTTGTTGCCATTTTGAACCTCTACCACGGGATTTGCGGATTCAACCACAGCAGGAGCAGGATCAGCAGGAACAGCTTCAGCTTGTTGTTCCACAGAAGCTTCAACAACGGGTGAAATAGCATCAGCAGCAACACTAGCGGTAACATCAGGAATATTAACGGCAACAACAGGAGAATTGTTATCGGTTGCAGGAGTGAATGTAGATGCTTGTTGGGCATTGACAGCTCCGGGAAGAGTGACGATAGGTGCGCCGGGTTCTACATATTTTGTATGTAGCCAATCAATAAACTTATGAATTTCAGTCGCAACTTCTGTTTCATAATTAGCCAAATGCTCACGAATCTCTTTTAAGAATTGCATGACTTACTCCTTTGGTTGTTCAGGTTCAGAGAGCTTTGCCGCCTCAGATTGAATAGCATTAATCAGTTGAGCCACTTCAGCGAAAGGCTTTGTGCCGAGGTAACCGAGGATTGCGTTGATAAGGTCGATTGATAAATGCATGTTATGTCCTTGTTAAAAAGTTATCCAACTTGATCCGTTGTAATACTCCATAGCAACTATGGTTGTATTAAAACGCATCATACCCGCAGTAGGAGACGCAGGACGTTGTGCCGTTGTTCCCGATGGATACTGAAGATAGTCTACGTTTTGAATTTCAAGAGCCATGATTTACGCCGTGTAAGAACCTGAAGCGTTAAATTGCAAAATGGTATTTGCACCTGATGTTGTAATAACTGGTGATCCTGTGTAAGTGCCTGTATAGCGCAAAGTAGGGATAGAAAGAATTACAACACCTGAACCACCTGCGCCACCGGGGTTAGAGGCTACGTCCGCACCACCACCACCGCCTCCTCCTGTGTTAGCTGTGCCAGCGGTTCCAGTGCCTGTTCCAGAACCAGCACCACCACCGCCTGCGCCGCCAGCACCGCCTGTTGTAAATGCGCCGCCACCGCCACCGCCTGCATACGTTACAGATGATCCAGTAATGGATGAGGCAGTTCCTGCACCCCCTGCCCCACCGATGTAAGTTCCAGCAGCA